GCGGTTCGCCGAGACGTTCGCTGACGAGGTGACCGAGGTCCGCGCCGCGCTCGCTGGGCGGCTCGCCATCGAGACCTCCGGTCTGTGGGTGACCAAGAGGCAGAACCGGCTTGCTGAATATCAGGCAGACATCGAGGACCTGGACCTTGTGCTCCGGGTCATGCGCGAGCAGGCCGGGGTAGCGGGCGAGAATCCTGTTGATGAGGTCATCCTGGGCGGGCTCGGGTCCAGGCGGCATCACTCCCTTATCAAGTCCAAGCTGGCGCTGTTCAAGGCGGTTGCGGACGAGATAGAGCCTCGAGCGCGTAATGTAACAGCCACCCAGGATGCCGATGACCCCAACGTCGTCCGCTATGTGATTGAGGCAGGGAGCCACCGTGACAGCCTCACCTAGCACGGCGCCATGAGGACGGCCCATGGGTGGTACTGCGATACCCGGAACATGGCGGGCTATCCCGGGTGTGGGCAGGACGCTGTCGTGGCCTGGGTCTGTCCCGTGGAGGGACGCGAGATTGCGCAGTGTGCGGCGTGTAACGCTGCCTGGCGGGCTAGGGCTGCCGCTAACGGCGGGCTCCTGCGGAATCGCTGCCCGCTCTGTGCCGATGCAGAGATTGCGGTCAGTAGCGGGGTCGACCCACGCGAGACGACGCGTGCTGTTGATCCGGTTCTGGCTGGCCCGCTCGCCGAGGCGCTGGACCGGGCCATGTTCAGCGAGGGGCTGCTGATCGATGTCAGGCAGCGGGTGCTCCGCCGGCTCGGGGCTGACAGCCAGGTGCGTGAGACGGTGCTGCATGCCTAGCAACGGGGCGAGGCCGCGGAAGCATACGGCCCACAGCGGGCAGCGGGCCACTGACATCCCCGAGACACCCCACGGGTGGGAGCGGGCTAGCGCCGGGCCCCGGGCTCTGCCACGCAAGCTCGGCTGCGGGCACACGCGGACGTTTCTGGTGGCCCCGAAGAAAAACGACGTTGTGTTCTGTATAAGCTGCGATGGATACCGGGTGGCACTATGAGCAACACAAGAAGGCTAAGGCAGCTCAACGGCGGGCGGCTGACGCGGCAGCGGCATGTCTGGACCGGGCACGGCCGGGGGCCGTCGCGCTCCCCGTTCGGGAGTGACATGACGGTGAGCGCCGGGGCGACACTCCGGAGTCTGTGGCTGGCTTCCTCGGGACTCCCGAGGCGGAGCCGGGGCACCGAACAACTGGGCAGGGAGCGGGGCGGTGGTGCCCGCGCCAGCTGAGCACAAATATGAGCCGTGGGGCCAGTGTGACGATCTGTTTGACTGTCGTGACGCTGAGGTCCTGCTGAGTGGACCGGCCGGGACCGGGAAGAGCCGGGCCTGCATGGAGAAGCTCCACGTTATGGCGCTGCTCAATCCCGGGATGCGCGGGCTGATCTGCCGCAAGACCGCTGCCACCCTGAGTTCCACCGCGCTCGTCACCTGGCGCCGGTTCGTGGCTAACGAGGCTCTGCTGACAGGGGATATCACATACTACGGCGGGAGCACGCAGGAGCCGTCGGCCTATCGCTACCGAAACGGCAGCGTGATTGCTATCGGCGGGCTGGACAAGGTTACCAAGATCATGTCCTCTGAGTATGACGTGATCTATGTCCAGGAGGCTACTGAGCTCACTGAGGGGGACTGGGAAGCCCTCACGACCCGGCTGAGGAACTGGCAGGTCAGCTTCCAGCAGCTGATGGGTGACTGTAACCCTGCCCAGCCGACGCACTGGCTGAAGAAGAGGTGCGATACCGGGCGGACCACGATGCTGGAAGTGTGGCATGAGGACAACCCGGTTCTGTTCGCCCCGGACGGGAAGCTGACCGAACGCGGCGCTGACTACCTGGGGAAGCTGGACCGGCTGAGCGGCGTGCGGTATCTGCGGCTCCGCATGGGGCGGTGGGCTGCCGTTGAGGGTGTGATCTACGAGGACTTTGAGCAGGAGATCCACGTCATCGACGCCATCCCGGTCAGCAACGAGCCTACCGACTGGGCTGGGGTGCCCATCTCGTGGCGCCGGTACTGGGCTGTTGACTTTGGGTTTGTCAACCCGTTCGTGCTCCAGTGCTGGGCGGAGGACGGGGATGGCCGACTCTACCTGTACCGGGAGATCTACCACACGCACCGGACGGTGGACGTCCATGCGAAGGAGATCCTGGGCATCGTGGCCCCGGGCGGGAAGTGGCGGGAGCCAAAGCCCTCAGCTGTCGTGTGCGACCATGACGCCGAGGGCCGAGCCGTACTAGAGCGGGACCTCGGGCTGTCAACACAGCCGGCACACAAGAGCGTTCTGGAGGGCATCGAGGCGTGCCAGATACGGTTCCGTGACCCAGGCGATGGCCGGAGGCGCATCTACTTCCTGCGTAACGCCATCGTGCGGAAGGACCCGGAGCTGGTGGACTCGGGCCAGCCATGCTGCACCATCGAGGAGATCCCCGGATACGTCTGGGCCACCAACGGGAAGGACGCCCCGGTTAAGGCAGATGACCACGGCTGTGACGCTATGCGCTACGTCGTGGCCGACCGTGACTTCGGCGTCCGCGTGATCTACAGGAGCTTCCAGGTATGACTACTGAGACGATCGGAGCGCGGCCGGGCCTCGTGGCTAGGTCCCGGGCTGCCGCCTATGCGGCCCTGATTGGGGCTGTAGCGGTCATTGGGCCGAACCTCCGGGCAACGGCTAGGGTGGGCACCGCGCAGCTGGCAGATCACTTCTACACGATCGCAGGGCTGAGCTGTTTCAGCGCGGCCGGATTCGTCCACAGCACATTCACCGGGCTCCTGGTGACTGGGTTCATGTTCATCGTCTTTGAGTGGAAGGTGAGTGAGTGATGAGTCTGCTCAACACTGACGGGCGGCACAGGGCGGTCCAGGATGCTGCGCGCCGATTCGAGCTGGACCACCTGACCAATCCGGATGCGCGCCAGATCGCTATGGCGATGGGCCGGGTGGCCCAGGAGATGCTGGTGCGTATCCCCCGCGACGACCCAGAGCTCACGCGGGCACTGACTTCCCTCGCGGATGCCCGCGATGCCTTCATCCGGGCCAAGATCTATGAGAACGGCAGCCACTGATGAGCATGCCGTCGGCCAATGAGCTCTTCCAGACCAGCCTGGTGGTTGGGCCGGACGAATTCCTGGCTGTCAGGCTGCCGCTCCGGACGAGCATGGCCGATTACCAGGAGTACAAGGACCGGCTGGAATTCATCCTTCCCGATGAGATCCGTAGCCGGGTAGTCGTGCTGTGCTGCGAGGAGTTCGCGAAGGTGACGCGGGGTGAATTATGTGGGCGGTGCTTGCTACGATCCTTGCGGCTGGAGACTTCATCCTCTCCGCCGTGATCATCTGGCTGCTCTGGATTCACAACAAGCCCGGGAACGGGGTGCCCCGTGCCTAAGTCGCTGATTAGCAAGGTCATGAACCTGCGGCCGCTCCCCATGGCGCCGAACCGGGTCAGCTACGGCGGAACAAGCATGACCGGGGCCGGGATGACCACCCAGCTAGCGGCCATGAGCGGCCAGGGGACCCTGTTCGCCATCGTCCAGCTGCTGAGTACTGGGGTCGCACGTTCTGAGTGGGGTATGTACCGGATCAGCCAGGATGCCCGGGTGCGCTATTCCACCGCTGACCTTGGTAGCGACCAGCGGACCGAGGTATTGCAGCATCAGGCGCTGAAGCTATGGAACCGGCCCAATGACTTCATGACCGGCGACATGTTCATGGAGATCGGCTGGCAGCACATGGAGCTGGTCGGGGAATGGTACTGGGTTCTGAACCGAGGAGCTTCCGGCCTCGGGATTCCCATCGAGATGTGGCCGGTGCGGCCGGACCGCATGGAGCCGGTACCAGACCGTGACAAGTTCCTGAAGGGCTGGGTTTACACCGGTCCCAACGGCGAGTCTGTGCCCCTGGATGTTAACGAGGTCATCCAGATCAAGTACCCCAATCCCAGTGACCTGTACCGGGGCCTCAGCCCGGTTCAGTCGATCATGGCGGATATAGACGCGGCAAAGTACACGGCCGAGTGGTCGCGCAACTTCTTCCTCAACTCGGCCACGCCGGGCGGCATCGTCCAGTTCAGCAAGCGGCTGAGCGACGACGAGTTTGACGAGTTCACGGCCCGCTGGCGGGAGCAGCACCAGGGCGTCGCTCGGGGTCACCGCGTTGGGATCCTGGAGCAGGGTGCCCAGTGGATCGCCAATACCTATTCCATGCGCGATATGCAGTTCCCGGAGCTCCGGAAGATTAGCCGTGACATCATCCGTGAGGCATATCGGGTCCATCAGGCAATGCTGGGTAACTCGGAGGACGTCAACCGCGCCAACGCCCAGACGGCTGAGGATGTTCACATTGCCTGGCAGGAGATTCCGCGCCTGCGTCGGCAGCGTACCGCCATGAATGGGTTCTACCTCCCGATGTTCGGCAGTACCGGGAATAACGTTGAGTTTGACTTCCACGATCCCCAGACACACAGCATCACAGAGGCTGCGGAGGAGCTGACTGTTAAGTCCACGGCTGCTGCTGCCCTTGTCAAGGCTGGGTACGACTCATCAGAGGTGCTGACGGTAGTGGGCCTTCCGGATATGTCGTGGAAGCCTCCGCCCACACCGACCACCGCTGTTGGCGGGGCCTCCGAGCAGCCAGCGTTGCCTGCCGGTGGCAAGAAGACTACCGCGCCAGCACCAGCACCTACGCCGGGCAAGACTGCCGCCCCGGCTGACATGGCCCCAAGCCTGACGTTTGCCGCCGACATCCGGGATGCCTTCCAGGAGGCCGTGAACGAGATCGAGGCAGAACGTGCGGCTAATGTCCTACGGGCCGGGCTCAATGGCCATCTGGAGCTGACGTCGTGACTCGGGTCCTGAGGATGAAGCGTGACGCACCGTGGCTCCGGACCGGGCGCAACTACCGGCCGACGCCAAAGACCGTGGATCTCGACAGGCTCTGGCTTATGCTGGTCTTTACCACGGCCGAGGTGGCTGACATTATCCGTGCGGAAGAGGAGCAGCAGGCCCCCAGTCCTCCGCCGGACCCAGAGCCTGAGCCAGACCCGCTTGGTGATCCGGACCAGGCTGTCTTCGGCCCAGCGATGCCTCCATGGATGGTTTTCAATCGTGGTGCGCTAATGCACCTCAACAATCCTGGCCATCAACGCCAAGAGGAAGGATTGGACAGTGAGTCGTAACACACCCTGGCGTACGGCCAGGAAGATGTACGGCCTGCACCAGGGCGGGAATGACTGGTACAGGATCCGGAATCAGATCAGCGGGCCGACTCAGCTTCACATCTATGACGAGATCGGATTCTTTGGCGTATCGGCCATGGACCTGATCCGGGACCTGGCCGACGTCAGCGGGCCGATCGAGGTTCACCTCAACAGCCCGGGTGGCGAGGTCGATGACGGCATCGCTATCTACAACACGCTGAGCTCGCGGCGGGATGTCTCCATCGTGATTGACGGGGCAGCGTACTCCATCGCCTCGGTCATCGCGATGGCAGGCAACCCGGTTCTCATCGCCCGGCAGGCCACCATGATGGTCCATGAGGGATTCACGATGGCTATCGGGAATGCCCAGGACCTACGGGACCAGGCTGAGCGGCTGGACCGCGCCAGCAACAACATCGCCTCCATCTACAGCGACCACACCGGTCGGACCCCGGACTACTGGCGCCAGATCATGAAGGCGGAGACCTGGTTCAGCGGCCAGGAGGCCATCGATGCGGGCCTGGCTGACCGGTTCCTAGACTCGGGTGCCGGCCGACAGGTAGTGCCGGCAGGGGACACCTGGGACCTGGACGTATTCAGGGGCCGGAACCGGCCGGAGCCGGTCACGACCGGGGGTAACGACCCGGTCAACAACCTTATCCAGGTCATGTTCACGGATGGCCACGTTGAGGTTTTCGACTGGGATGCTGCGGCCGCGATGGCCAGCTGCCACTCGGCCGGGGACTACAGCAAGGTCTGCGCCGGCGAGAAGAGCTCCGGCGACCCGGCGACCCAGGCTCACTGGGCCCTCCCGCATCACTCGTCCCCGGGCGCAGGCCCGGACAAGGGCGGCGTTGTGGCGGCCCTCGGGCGCTGGAACCAGACCCAGGATCTCAAGAACAAGGATGCGGCGCACGCCCACCTGCTTGCGCACGCCAAGGCGCTTGGCCTCCCCAGCGGGGACGGCAACGCGGACCAGACTCCTCCGGTCAGCAATG